TCCAAAAACATGGTATCGCGGTTGGTAGTCAAATTGACTTTACCTCCACGTTTAAATGGAGCACCCTGAATCATACGCCCTTGATCAGACATATCAGGTGCTGTGTCAAAATTTATTGCTCCACCAACAGCCTTTTTAACTTCTGGTTCAAGCGCAGGCTCTTGCATTTGCTCAGGCATCTGAGAAGCCGCACCAGCGCCAGCAGTTGGGATGCCGATCTGTTGGTACAGGGGTAAGCCCTTCTGCTTGATGGACTCACGCATCTCGGGGGTGATACGGAAGTTGTGCAGAGGCATTTGCCCCATCCTTTGAGCTTCAGCCCAAGCTTCCTCAGCGGTAGCAAAACGAGAGATGATGTCAGGTGAATTTGCCAATTCAAGACGGTATGGCAATGGGTAGCTGTCGCGGTTTACTTTGAAGCCGCCCATATCAATAGACATAGGCTCAACTTTAGCGCCGTATGATTTGCCAAACGTGTTTAGGTAGTTTGGCAAAATCTGGTCGTAGAAGCCCTTCATGCCCTCGCCACCGACCTCAAGGCTTTCCCCTCGAAGCACTCGTGAGGGGCCTTCAAACTCTGCTTGATTTAATCTTTCAGTGACGCCCACGCCAAGGTACTTCTCCAGATCTTCTGGGTTAACGTTGCTTTCATTTACAACAGCGTTGCCTGAACGGTCAAAGGCCATCAGGTTTTTGGTGGCTGGTGTATAGCTTACTTGCTCAACTCGGTTTCTAAGGTTGAAGCGCTTTGCTTGCTCCGCACCGGGGGTGATGGCAATGCTGTCGTACCCCTGATCAGCCGCATAGTTCAGCAGGCGCTTCATAGCTAGCTCGTGCCAGTTCTTCTTGAATGGGGCGTCAGGTACGCCAGTCCCACCAGAATATCTTGACGCACGATGCAACTCATTGAAGATCGGCTTTTCATTTAAAAAACCAGCAACACCACTGTCGTCCATTCCATTAACAAAATTGTTAACGTAATTAAGCGCACGTTCAGGAGCCATTTCACCTTCAGATTCTTTAAGCATGATCTGGCGAAGGCGCTCTCTAGCGTCCTTGGCGTAGTCATCCAATTCTTGCTTGGCTTTTAAGATTGCGTCACTGTTTTGGTAGCCCTTCTTGCGCCCCTCTTGATGCCAGTCAGACTGGATCTCTTCGACATGCAAGATCTTCTCGCCATTAGGGCCTCTGCGGTCTTGGACACGCATGTGGGCTAAAACGTTAGGATCTTCCTTCCAGTGGCTTGACTGATAGTCGGCTTTGCCACTGGCGTTAAAAGAACGCAGGTCAGCGTCGTATTGGGCTGAATCTCTATAGTTGTCGGGGTTAGGACGTGACGCTGGAAGCTTTAATATGATCTCGCGGTAATTCCTGCCGCCAGCAGTTTTGTAGTCGCCGTACTTTTCCATGTCGGCATCAATCTCATCATTCCATTTTTGTATGACGCGACTTGGAACCTCATCCCAAGAGTCGTAACCAGAGATCTCAATCCTGTCTCGTAACAAATTTTCACGCTCGTCATCACTAATCTCAGTAAACTCGCGCTCTTGAAGCCTAGGAGGAGGGTTGTCTTTGAGGACTTGCTGAGCCTCTTCCTTGGTCATCTTGCCCTTGGCTTTGAATGCCTGCTCAAGCTTACGGTCAGCCAGCTCAGCCTTCTTGACGCCTGCCTGCTTGGTCAGCTCCGTAAAGAACTCTGCGCCTGTACCTTTTGGTCTTGGCAGGTTAGCTAGCGCCTCATCTACCGCGGAGTAGAAGGGGGCTGTCTTCTTGGCTGTCTCACCAGCCTTGGCGGCTTTGGCTAAAGCTCCTATGAGGCTCATAGTGGTCTCTCTTCAAGGATTAGGTCATCACCACGGATAGCACCACCAGCGGCTTTGTGAGTACCACTGTCAGCAACTTGACGTGCCGCATCATCCACTGACAAGCCCTTGTTGACAAGGTCTACGATCTTGTTCAAGTTGTTCATGCTGTCCTTGATGCCGTACTTCTTAGCGGCGTTCACGAACTCGTCGCCGTTGAGGTAGGCGGCAGGTTTCTTGAGGTATCCGCCTTCGGCTTTGTTGACGGCTCCGCCCTTCTTCTTACCCGTCAACTCTTTCATGCGGCGCTGGTACTCACCGATGGCTTCGATCAGCTCATTGTCAATCTGTTGCTTAGGCACGATCATGTTCATGCGCCCAAACTCACTTGACTTGTTTTCGGAAGGGTGCTCTTTCATCCAGTTTAAGGTATCACGATAAATCAACTGGTAGGGCGACGGATATTTGGAACGCATGGGTTCGCCCTTCATGGGAAAGCCAGTGTCGTATGTCTGGCTGTCAGCTTCAAAGTGCTTGAGAGGTGCTTTAGTGTCAAGCGGCACAACTGCATAACCACTAGAGCCAACTTCCAAATCACGCAACTCAGGCAGTGAAGTTGCCGCCATAACGTCTACGCCGCTGTTCAAGCCGTAGCGCTCAGCAAAGGTAGGGGAACCTAACACCTTGCCTAAGTGCCTGCGGAAGTGTGGATCAATCTGCGCGTGGACATTTAAGTTAAACGGATCTTCAAAGCCCTCAAACTCTGGGTGCTTGCCAAAACCTAAATCTTTGCTACGGATTTCCTCAACCATCTTGGCGTACAGCTCAGGGTTTTTAAACCTTAACTCTTCTGGGCGCATGTGACCTAGCAGTGAATGCAAATGGTGCATGGCATACCAGTTGGCGTCTGGTGTCATCTTGTGATAATGCAGAAGAGGCTCAGCATCATAGGCTTCTGCCGCCATGTCAGCCCTCTTCATGTATGTTTTCGCCATCTCATCTGAAGCCGCCCATCCAGAAGGGTTGTACAGCGCCCACTCAGGGCCTCCCTGTTGGTGTACGGCATGAGATAAAGGTTGATTGTCAATAGATAACAGCAAGCGATTGGCAGGCGTCACATCTCCAGCGGCGCCAATGAGCAGAGCATCCTTGTGTTTGGCGTAATCAAACTCTTGTGGCGTAACTGGCGGCAAAATGTCCTGATAACCAATTTGCAGGTTTTTCTCTCTATCAAACTGCTTCTTAGACTTGCCGACCACGCTGGCGCTTGGGTTTGGCTTACTAGCTGTTGCGGGTTCACGAACAAACTCTCCCATGACTTGGGGAGCCATGCGCTCAGCCATGGCGCGAATCTCAGGCACAGATGGGCCACGAGTTACAGGGAATTTGATGGGAGGCGGAATCTTTGGAGGCTTAGCCGCCTTCATACCTTGCTTGATTGACCCAGTTATACCGCCACCAGCCATCTTCTGGTTGTTCAGCTCCAGCATCATGGCGTCTGGGTTGTTGGAGATGGAGACCTTGCCTCCACGCTTCATGCCCTTGCCTTCTACTCTGTTCAGCTCGTTAAGCAACAGGTCGTCGTACTCCTGCTTGGTAAACAGCTTTTGAGTATTGCCAGACAAGTCCCAGCCAGCCTTTCTTATGGTGTCAGCCGAGATCAAGTCAGTGTTCTTAAAGTCTCCAATTTCAGACCAATTGCCACTGCGTACAAAGTCCTGCACAAATGGTATGTAATCTTCTTTTGGCTTGGCGTTTTGCTTGCCTTTGATTTGCTTGATCCTTGGTGGGATCTCAATGTTTTGAGACTTCAAGTAATCCCTAAGCACTTCAGCACGTTCAACCGAATCTTTTGCCTCATCAAAGTTTGGATTTGTTTGACGACGATACAAAATCGCTTTAGTCATAAGATCTATACGCTCACGCGGATCGAGGCTGTTGTAATAGCCCTTTTCATTCTGTGGCTCAACTTCAATTGTTACATGCGGCTCACCCTTGGCATCACGCAGGCTGTAAATCTTTGACTTACCAGAAACTACATCTGGGCAGTAGCCACCAACGCAGTGACCCATGGTGTCGCCTTCGTACTTCAGGGCGTCAGCAAGTTGTTGTTCACGCTCTTTACGCTTAAACAGTTTTTTAGCCTCAGCTTCTGTTGCGCCAGTGCTTACCGCGTTGTTGTTACCATCAAATATGGTGTACAGCTCGTTGCCCGGGTTTTTGTAATTTGATACATCAGGAAGGATCTTATAGTTCTCAGGCAACAAAGGCTCTGGTACTGCAAGCTCAATCCACTTGTAGCCTTGATCTGGGTAGTCTTTGTAGGTTGTGAAACCCTCTTGCTGTATAAGCTTTGCATCGCGCATGGTCTTAGCGCGCTCAAGGTTGTATTCAGCCGTGCGGCGTACAGCTTGATCTACGCTTAGCTTATTCAATTGCTCAGGTCGAATACGACCAGCGGCTATATCTTGCCGTAGAACATCCATGACATGGTCAAAACCTAACCCATATATCGTGCCTGAATACAATTTAGTCTCTGGATCTAGCTTTGAAACAAATGGATTGTCTCGCATTGCGTTGGCATCAAAGCTGTTGTTAATTTGAAAGGCTTGTCCTTGCTTGTTTCGAGCAAGTTCCAACTCATCAGACATACCCAAGTTCTGAGCCTTTTCGTAGGTCGGCATTTTGTTTAGGATAATTACAGTTTCCTCACCTACATTCTTGCTCCGTAAAAAATCTGTCCATGCATTGTTAATTTTGTCTTCAACAGCACGTAGCTCAATGTTTGCCTGTTGTAATTGTGAATCAATGTCGGCTGTTCTTTGTAAATCTCCAGCCCGTGAGATTCTGAGTGCTTCGTCAGCTAAAGTCTCATACCTTCTGGCTGGATCCGACACACCCATGCCCTGCTCTGGGAAACCTTCTTGCTTGCGTAAACCCAACATATATGGCTCGTTGAGGTCAAGATCCATCAAATCTTCTTTAGGCAAATGCGTGACGTTATCCATCGCAAGTTCGTAATCACTTTGGGCGTCATTGCGCATTTTTTGCGCTTGACGAGTCAGGTTTGCTTTGCGACGTGGGTCAGGCTCTAACGCGGCGCGCTCAGCCATACGTGCTACTCGCTCTTGGTCTTTAGCAAACTTAGCTTCTATGTCAACGTAGCTCTTATCAATGAACTGACGCACTGGATCATTAGGGGTTGCAAGATCGTTTTTGTAGTAGTTAAGCAAGTTGCTCTTTGCCCACTGATCAAGGGCGGCTTCACCTTTGGTTAAGCCAAGCTGATACCTGACGCGGTCAAGCTGGTCTTGATTTAGTGTTGGGTCATTTAACAGCTCCTCATGACGAGGGATGCGTTGAGCAGGCGTCTCACCAGCAATCGTTGGTGTCATAAGACTTTCTATGTAGCGCTCAGGCGTCATGATCCTTTCACCGCCCATGAAGTTGCCGCCCCTCTGCTTCAACACGTTGGACTGCGTGTTAGCACCCATACCCAAAGCCATCTCACGAGGTAAGCCACCTTGCTCTAAGGCGCCCCTGACAACTGGCTCCATGCTTCGCTCTATCGCCCTACCAGCCTGCTCTGCGCCCCTGCCTGCCGCTCTCGTGGCTTGGGATGTGGCTGGCGCTGTCAGGAACTGCAACGCTACAGCTTCAGGTAGCACTGGAGGGATCTTGTATTCAGTCTCAAGCTTCTCAAGGAAGTCGCCAATGTCACCAGCGTACTCATACGCCAAGGGTTGCTCAGGCTTGTAGATGCGCTCTTGGATGAACTTGTCAGCCGCCTCGTCGCCTTTGGCTATGCGGGTAGGAAGGGAGTTGACAGCTTGAGTTAGTGCTGAACCCATGAACCTTCCAGCCTGTAAGCCACCAGCAAGCTTCTCAGGAATAGACCTATCAGCCTGCACCTGACGCATGAGGTCAGCATCGCGCTGGGTAATGCGCCTGTTGAGTTCTAGGTTCTGTTTGGTAGGGACGCTAAGGTCAACCCCGCCTAAGCCTCTGATGTTCTCGCTGTACTGCGGGAGCTCCATCGCACGTTCGTCATCAATGAACGGCATTGGCTTAGCCGATCTGAAGTTCTTTGCCTTGATGTTCCCAACTCGTGGGTAGAACGCTGGTTTGTTTTCGTCAGCCATGGCTTATCCTGCTGAGTTGCTGTTGCCCCAATGATACCTTGGGTGTTGGCATCCGTCCATCATGCCGCGTACGGGTTCTCAAGCTTACGCTGACCACTGTCCACAAAGTCTTCCTCGTCGTAGTCGTCCCGCGGTGCTCCGTCGATGTCCAGCCAGCCAGCATCACGCAGGAACCGTAGCCCTTGGGTGCAGGCGTCCACGAAGTCATCATGCGTTGAGTCAGGGAAGCTACAGATCTGGCTCACGAAGCCTTCAGCCCAGTCCTTGACGTAACCCTTCCTAACACTGCTCTCAGGGATCCATACACGCCCAGCGGCGATGATGTTGGAGACGATGTTCAGGCGCTGGATCTTGTCCGCTTTCCCCGGGTTATAAGCTCTGACAGGCAAGTGCCCACGCTGTAAGTCTTGGATCAGCGCTATACCTGCGGACTTGTCTTCCACGAGGATCAGGTCAACCCGCTTCTTGTTCTTGCCCTCACCGTAGACAACGTCGTACTCCTCGATCACCTTGGGGCGCAGGTCTGGGTACTGGAGGCGGTCTTGCCAGCAGTCAATCACCATCGCGGACATCGGGCCATCAAGGGGCTTGAACACACCGAACGTGATGGAGGCTGTCGGATCGTTGACAGTCTTCTCTGAGCTGGCGCAGTCATAGCTTTGCAGGATGTACTCGAACTTGGGGAACTCCTTGTTTGGCGCCCACAGCTTGAACATCTCGCGTTTGACGATACCTGACTCTTCAGGGTCAATCAGCTCTGCGTGGATCTCCTGCCTTCCTATGGTTGTTCCTTCATAGCTGAGGATCTGCTTTTGGAAGCTAGGAGCGAGGTTTGACAGGTTGACGTAGGTAGATGCCGTAGTCATGGCTACGTCGTCTCCTTCACGCCCTACAAGCTCAACAATAAGGTCTTTGGGACGTGGGGTAGTCGTGGCGATGATCTGTGTCCTGCCATCAGCCTTCTTAAGTCGAACAGCGAACTGGATGTTGTACCAAGCTTCATCGAGGTAGTCCCAAGCGGCTAGCTCGTCCAGCCATGCGCCATGATACTGACCACCACGGAAGCGATCAGGCTCAGAGGCTGAGATACCTTTGATCAGGCTCCCGTTGACCAGCGTGATCTCGTGCAGGGCTTTGTTGTAGTCAGCAATCAGGATGGGCGGTATGACAGCAATCAAGCCTGATTCGCCTTCAAAAGCCGTCCCGCGAATGTCCATCGATGTTGGGGCGGATACCAGCCAGCGGGTCTTGGGGTTCTCCCATGCCCACCACCAGAGCTGTTCAGCCGCGGTACGGGTCTTGCCAGCCCCACGACCAGCCAGCATGAGCCAGATAGACCACCACTCACCTTGGGGTAGCTTCTGGTGATTAAACGCGCCAGAGAGCCATTTAATGCGTGTGGCGTATGCGGCTCCGTGGTAGGGGCCAAGCTTGCGCAGGAGCTCTTTGTCTTGCAGGATGTCGAGGACATCTTTGTCAATGACTGCGCTCATTCAGCGATCCGAATCAACTCAAGGCGCTTGACAGCCACGTCCATCAGATCTCTGACCGACACATCAATGATCGTTGGGTCAGTCTTCTGTTCAGGGGCTTTGTAGTCGCCATAGCGCTTAGGATTGAACTTAGCCAACAGCTTGAGACGAGTCTCGATCTGAAGCTTACGGTGACCAAGCATGTCCTCCTCAGTCACGGTCATGCTGTCCTCGCCCTCCTCAGCACCAGAGCTGTAAACCTTCTTGGTTCCTATGTGGAGGTTGTCGGCAATCCATAGGCATTCCTCTGCCATCTTGTCGTAGCCAATATCACGCGCACGAGCGATGGCTGTGGAAAGCTGTTCGTTCCTCCACATCCAATCGTAGACCGTTCTCCATGCAGGCATACCTTCTTGTCTGCATATCTCTCGTAACGGTACACCTTCGCTTAGCTGTTCACAGATCTTGAGTGCTATAGCTTCTGAGTACTTTGAAGGACGACCTGTCTTGGTCTCTTCTTTTGTTTGCGGCTCACCTGTCACGTCGGCGACAGTGTCGCTGGGAAGACTCTTTGGTTTCTTTGCCATTGCTGGAACTCCTTTTAACGTGAAGTTTAACGCACGTTTGGTTTTGTTTGCAATGGTTAGTCTTTCAATCCCCTCATGATTCTTCTGTCCATGTCTTTGATGGTGAGCTTGTATTCTTTGTTTTGGCTTTCTAGTTTCGCGATTTTGTTGTTCGCGTGTTTCAGCTTTGACTCTAGCTCCTGCACCTGAGTCTGTAGCTCTGTGATAGCTTTGTTTGCTAGCTCAGGGTTCTCGCTGATCCAGTCTGCTTCCCAGATTTGCTCTGTCATTGCTTCATACCCCTCACGTAACATGCGAAGGATGCCGCCGTGTCCCCGAAGTTGGTCATCTTGTCGAACTCAAGCGCTACCTCTTCCAGCACCTGATTGCGTTGTGATGGGGACACAAAAAGATCGTAGTGGTAAGGCTGTCCCAAATCACGCAGAATTTGTTTGCCAAGGTTACTGTGCTTTTCAACATCGTTGAAGGCTTCGTCCTCTTCTTGTGTCCAATCAGTCATGTGTTTTTCTCCAGAATTGCGGCTTCAATCTTCTTTGCCCACTCGAGCACCATGATCATGTTCCAGTTGGAGCTCTCAGCAGTCACGCCTAAAGCTTTCTGAATCTCCTCGTCCGTTAATCTCTTCCAAGGGCGAACGTAGTCTTGAATATCGTCGTCATCCATTGCTTACTCCTTTGGGTCTTGGGCAGTCAGTTGGGGGAATAACAGCACACCAGACAGCTTTGTACTGCCCTCTTGGCGCCACTTCCCATCGGTCAATGTATACGTCTGGCATGTTCTTTAAAACCTTCCTGACGTTGGTCTTTGGTCTGTTGAGCAAATCCGCTAGTTCTTCTAAGGTCATGCCATCAGGTATTCCGCGGAGCGCAACTCGTACGCTCTTGATCACAGCCATGCTCATGGAGCCCCTTTATCGGGCTTTTGAGCCGTTTTCTGGTCGAGTTGAGGGTCAAGGTGCTTGATGAGCTGATCGAGGCTTATAGGCCCGATTTTCTCCAATCGTTGTATTTCAGTCAAAACGCAGTTCACACCTGCGTCGAATCCTTTGATGTAGTCACTCATGATGGTCTCGCTCATGCTGGTTGTTTGGCAAGAAGAATTGCTTGCAGTCCGACAATCATTTGCTCGGCTTCTTCAAGGCTCATGGTGGTGTACACGTCAGCACCACGGAATTGCAGGGACAGCCATACGCCGTCGTCGTGCTCGTCCACGCTAATGCGGACGTTGTTTGCTGTCTTGATAACAGTTTGGATTTCGTTTGTCATTTTGATTTCTTTCAAGTAATTTGTGATTGATGGGGGGCCGTAACCCCCCTGTTTTTATCGTGCGCTATCGCCCCAACCGTTTTCTTGCAAAACGCGAAGGTCAGGGGTAAGGCGAACACGATTACCAAGCTCATCCCAACCCCAAGCGATTGCATCTGTGACAACCCTGATTTGGCGAACTTGATTTGTTCTAAACAACGCGTGGCTCGATGGGACGCAAGCGGCTAAATTGGTAAGTGAATTGGTTTTAGCAGTAGCCAAAAAATCAATCATTACCATGTGTTGTTTAGCGGTGAGTTTTGTATATTTCATTTTGGTCTTTCAAGTAACCGCCTTATTGGCGTGTCGTGATTGTAACATCAAATTAAAACGGATCAGATATAGGGACTTTCCCTAATGTCTTTAAGCACCATGCCATATTCGTTGTTTCCTTCTGGAATGACCACGCCTTTCCTGCGAATCAGTTGGTTCCGCTTGAAGGGCGTGTAGTCCACATGGTGATGCCAGCGGTTGAAGCGCCACACTACCTCGGCTACGTCAGGGTGAAGCTTCTCAATCATCTGGGACTTGGGCAAGGTTCCTTCCTTAGCGTAGAACTCGTCAGTGTTGCCACCCTTCATGGTTTGGGTGGTGGCCTTCTCTTGGAGGAAGGCATTGAACTGCACGGTGCACTGACCAGCTTTGAGCACACGCAAGGATAGATCTGTGTCCTCGTTGTAGCGGCCCCTCCAGCGCATTGGCAGGCTGTTGTCGATCAGCAGGCAGGAGTAAATGCGGGTGTTCATCACAAACGCTGGCAGGGGCTCCTTGGCCTTGGCAAAGAAGTCGTAGTTGAAGCCAGCGATGGCGACGTTCTCGTAGCGGTCAGCAAAGTCCTCAGCGGCGCGGAAGATCGTGCCAGAGGTGACCTTGACCATGAGGTTGCGGTTGAGGCGGTTGAAGCTAGCGATGTTGTCGTCCATGACCCAGTGGCGGGTGGCTCCCATGGCTAAGCTGTGATCCCAGCAGAAGTTGCGAGCGCCCCCGGGGCCCTTTCCACGCGCCTCCCCCACATCGTCGCAGGTGTCGTACTCTTGCAGATACTTCTCTGGCAACACCAGCACCTTGTGCGGATCAATGACCGCGGCGTACTGGTCTCGCTCATGCGCCTCAACCACGATGTAATAGGGCACGTTAATGCGCTCTAATGCTTTGCTTGTCAGGCGCGTTTCCCAGCGCCCTTTGGACACAATGTAGACAGGGTACTTAGGATTCATCGACCCACCTCAGATGAGAAGCCCTGCGTGGCTCAGCGTAAGGGAACCACAGCGCCTTCTGCTTGGGCGTGATCACCTGCTCTACGAGCTTGGCAAACTCCTGCACGTCCTCCTCACATCTGAAGCGAAGATTAAGGACACGGTAGGGCATGAGATCCTCTTGAAAGAACTCTGGCATACCCTGCCACTCTCTGCGCCAGTCAAACTCTTCATAACCAAACAAGTCTGCCATTTGATGTCTCTAGTTAAATAAAGTAGTTGCCGTTCTTGATAGACTCGTAAACGTCAAGCAGTGAGTTGTATTCACCGTAAGCCACAACGCGATCAAATTCTGTTTTGTCTTTGATCTGGTTTGTGCCGTTGTCAGGGACAAAGCCCCAGATGCTTTCCATGTCTATGATTTTGTTTTGCAACATGGTCAATAAATTTTCTTTGCTAAAGCGAATCATGATGTTGTCCTTTGATGGGGGCCGAAGCCCCCTTTGGTTTATCCGATGAGAAGAGCTACGTCTTTGACGTCTTCCATGCTGGCAAGGCGCCCATGGTTGCTGATGCTGTACTCGATCTGCTCAATGGTGGGAACACTCAGCAAAGAGTAGTCAACACCTTGAATGCACTGGTTAGTGCCTTCGTACCAAGTTAAGGTAACCATGAATCCTTGAACGCTCTCAACGGTACGCACTTGGGCTTCTGGGCTGTTGCTGGTGACCACGAGTTGACCAGCGTAGATGTTTTGAAGTTTGATTTTCTTGTTCATGTCGATCTCCTTACTTAGCTGGTGTTACGCGGATGTCAGCACGGCTTTCCTTGCGGAAAGTATTGAGGACAGCATCTTGAATGCCGTAAGCTACGCAAAGCTTTTTGTAGTCAACAGTGCCAGAGATGTCGACCATCTTGACAGTCACGCTGTGGAGTTCGCCCTTGTGCTCGCCTTCGCCGTATTTGTTGGCGATGGAATCTTTCAAGGCTTTGATTTGCTCAGCCAATGCTTTGGCTTGTTGGTCGAGCACGTAGAGTGCGTCGATGTCAGAAGTGACAGTTGCGATCAAAGCTTCTGTCTGGATCTGTGTTGCTGTTGTCATGATGACTTCCTTTTCAAGTAACCTGCTTATTGCAGTGACGCTATCTTAACACCAAGTTAAAACGGTTTGGAAGTCTTTTTAAAATATTTTTATTAGGACAAACCCTAACGTCGCATCAACAGCTCCATCACCCTCTGGATCGTCACGTTCAGGGCATCGATCTCCTCCATCTTGGCTATGGCCCACGCCCTACGCTCCCCGTGCCAGCCCATCTTGCTCCCTTGGTGGCAGGACTTGCACAGAGCCACTACGGTGTACTGCCTATGCTGTTTGACGTGGTGGGCGTCGCTTGGCCCCTCTTGGTCGCACACAGAGCAGGGGAGCTCCTTCACCAGCCCGACGTAGGCTTTTTCTTTGGCGCTTAGGTTGTTATTCACAGGGTAGCCTTCTCGACGTGGCGGTTGGAAGCCTCCATAGAGCGCCATACGGCGATTCTTTCCTGAGCGGCTATGAGGAGCCACCGAAGGCGCTCGCGCTCCTCTACGGCCTGTTTAAGCGCCAGCAAATGCTCTTTGTAGCGTGGGGAGGCGTAGGCTTCGCGTTCCTGCATGGCGGCGGTCTTGTACTCGCCGTTGCCATAGGCTTCAGCGTTCTTCATTTCCTCGGCCTTGATGGTCTTCCTCAGCTCCTCCATGTACACCTTGTTCGCCTCAGCTTGGGCGTACTTGGCGGACTGGGCAATCATGAAATCTACAGCATCGTTCGGGTCTATCATCTTTTCGGTCATGTCAGCTCCTCAATGTCTACGATAAGTTTCCCCGGCTTTTTTCCCTCCACCCTGTAGATCAGGATCGGCTGGAACAGTTGGTCATTCACGAACAGCGCGTCTGCCAACCCATCGAGGGCGCCCTTGGCGGCGGCTAAGCAGTTGTCTGCGTCGCGCTTGCGCTTGTCAGGCATCTCGAACGTGATGGTCAGCTTGATGTTGCCTCCCTGATGCTTCCAGCCATTGATCTGATGCTTAGCTAGCCATGTGCTGTTCTCTCGGTAGTCCGAGCGAAGTTTGTACAGCTTGCCCCAATGCGTACCCTTGGCACGGTTAGGAAACAGCTCCGCAGGGGGGAAGTCCAGCTCAATCCGCACGGTGCATCCTTGTGCGAATAGCGTGTGCCAGCTCGTCAAAACCTGCCTGCTGTGCAATCTGCGCGCAGGCTTCACGCTCGATGGCGATGGCTTGCTTCGTGGTCTGTATCGCTACAGCCATGATCTCTGCCTTGGCTTGAGCCATGCCCTCTTCAAATTCTTTTGCTGTGAACAACTGCTGTCCTGTGCCTTGTGCAAAGAACTTACGCTGGAAGTCACTGAGTTCTACTTTTGCCATTTTCTCGCTCCTGTTTCATTCGGTTTACTAGGTCTAGCATGGCTTCGGTTCCACGCCTCTTCTCGATGTCACTCTTTACTTTTGCCCACCACAATTGCGCGCGCTCTGAGCCTAGCTCGATAGCCTTCTTCGAGTAGCGGCTGATCCACTCTCTCGCTTCGCACTGCCTCATGTGTTCCAAGGTCTCCTGTGAGATAGAGACATTCGATGGCGCAAGCCTCGGTGTAGGCATGACCATACCCTTCGCGGATTTGGTCAAGGATTTTTTGGGCATCATCTTTTGTCATCCTTTTTCCTTGACTTTGGCTACCCTCACGCGGATGTTGCCTTCGCCCATGTGATGCATAAGAAGGTGAACAAACGTCTGGCTCATGTCCTTGGTTTCGATCTCGATGTAGGCTTCTTTGCACACCACTAAGCCATCGCTGATGAGCGTAGGGTTCTCATGCGTGATGGTTTTGCCTTGAACGCTGAATGTTGGGATGGTCATGCTTGCCCCCTTGCTCGGATGGTTTCGC